ACCCCTCCCTGCACCACCCATTTGTTCAATGCGCTCTAGGTTAACATTCGCCCTTAACTGGGCTATGTCTTCCTGAGAATCTATCTTCTCACGGCTAATGTCCTGGCGTTCTGCTTCACGCTGTTCTTCAAAAGCCTGTTTCTCAGAAAACTCATTCGCTTTCCGTTGCATATCCATAGCCTTGATATCCAGTTCTTTTGACCGCAATTCGACTAATGGATCAGGACCTTTCTGAGGTGGCATTAGCGCACCCATCACTTCTTCCGTGATTACCGCAATTAATTGAGCCACCCTCGGCTCCATGTCCATTTGTTGAGGTTGCTGCCCCATCGCCATTTGTTCCTGCACCATTTGTTCCATTTCGGCCTGTGCCATGTTACGTGCCTTAAACGCCACGTGTTGACACAAGTGGGACTGTAGAATACCGAAAATGGCGGGGGTAGATGAAGGAATAGGGGTCTTCATGAAAGCAATGTGGGCAGCAATATGGGCATCGTGGTCTTGCTCTGGGAACGCCTGTAATGGCTTTTGCATAATCGCCATAGAGTTTTCCAAAGCAGGATCCATCGGTTGAGGCTGTGGCGGAGGAGGTAACACTGCTTCTATGTTCTGAACTCCTATCGCTTCGTACATTCGCCTGTACGCCTCGTATAAATTGTGCATCTGAGGGTTCGATTGTGCTAATTGCAACTGAGTCTGTGCCAGTGCCATACGTTGTGACATCGAGAATATATTCGGGTCAGCAACAGGAATCACATCTACCCTATCGTCAAAATCAGCCTGTTTGATCATCGCATCAACGCCTACAAGCTGATAAGGGTACATCGGAGGCAGTGACTCTGAAAATACCCTCGCTAACATCCTAAACTCTTGTTTTTGGGCATAATACATACGTTTATGTATCGCAGACATCACCCTCGAACCACGTTCCAGTAAAGCAACCGTAGTTCCTACCGCTGCCTGTTGGTTCCCATCACCAACCTGCATATCTGCTACCATCGCAAATCGGCGACCTGCATCTACAATAAAGCCCAATAACTGAAATAACGTCTGACTAGGCTCTTTGTACGGTAACGGTATCAAACTATCCCGTAATGCACCGCCCGGAGCGTCAATATCCCTGAATTCACCTGGCGATAACGGCTCATCAGCGTCCCTTATCCGTATTCCACGGGCTTTGAACCCTGCCGGGAGGTTCGCTAACGTACCAGAGTCGATTAATTGCCGTAAAATAGACGTTGCTGAGCGTCCTAGCCCACCAATCATGTGTAATAAGCCAAAACCGTAGAATCCTAGCCCCGGTAAGAACTTATAATGCGAAAAATACTGGATTTTTCGGTAATAATCGTCCCCTTCGCGGTAATTTCTGCGGATCGACAGGATTTTTTCGCTTCCCTGGTCGATTGTGACAATATATGGAACCTTAATACCTGTTTTTTCACCATCTATCGGGCTTACATGCTCAAAACCAGGTAAATCTAGGTCGGTATGCACCTCTAGGATCGTGCAATCCAGGTCACTTGAGGTCTTTTCAACCCCTGAAAGCTCCCTTTCCTTGTCCCTAACCTCATCTTCTTGCTCATAGGGCTCTAATTCTATGTCTCGGTAGAACCCTCCAGCTTGGAATTTTCGTACATCATTCAATGACATACGAGTAACATGGGTTACTCTGGATGCAGAAGCTATATCCGTAGCGTTGTATGGTACTACTAGGTCATCTGCGGGTACAAAACGGGAAACTGCACGATCTAAAATATCGTCAAAATATACTTTTTTGAATGCACTACCCGCCAACGGCAGATAAAACAATAATCTGTCCATCTCAGGGTCGTATTCGTCCATGACATGGATAATCTGGTAATTCATGAAGTCTTGGATTCGCTGAGACTGCGAAACAACTTCTGGTGTAGATGTGCCAACTACTTGTGTGCGAACAGGACCAGAACTTGGGAGGAGTTCTTTATATGCCTGTGCTTGGAATTGCGTCACAGCCTCAGCGATTAGGGGGTGCGTCACTCCGCTTGACCCACGGAAAGGTTCTTCTCGATCTTCGTATTTGATACCCAGAAGCTCTAGCCCCTCAGTATACGCATCTTCCCACTCTTGGCGACCTGACCGATCTTCCTCATAGTTCGATATCAGGTCAGAAGCTATCTCTGAAAGCTCATCATCCTCGAGTAACTCTGCCAGATTCGCATCAGGCTCCATCAGCATTTGCTGTTGAAGCTCGTCCTCTAGTTCAGGACCTATCACTACCGAGCCATCTTCCTGCTCGGTTACGTCAGGATCCTCCTCCAGTTCCTCAACGATAATCTCTTCTTCTTCCATACCCTCTATCGGCTCACCCGCAGAAGGCATAGACCCATCAATCAACGATGTTGGTTCAGTAGCCATGTTACTTTGTTAACCCCTTCGATTTCTCGTAAGTGCGTAATCCACCAAGCCCCAGTAACCCACCTAACACAGTCATTAAACTCGCCATGTCAAATTCAGGCAATGCTGGTATCTCCGCACCAAATAATGCTACCACAAATATTATTATAGGTTGTAACACAAAATGGTATGCAAAAGCTACCCCACAAACCCATCCAATAAACGGTCGCCACGAACTTTTAAAAAAATCCGAGGAAGCCGCCTCAATTTTATTCACCTCGATCTGTGCCAAAGCGTTCTCATGCGAATGTTTCTCCGCCATAGTCGCTATGTCATGTGCTAACTTGGCCTTCAAATCCTTGTCCTGGATAAATTTATCCAATAACCCGGTCACGGGTCCTATTAGTGCTTGTATCATCAGTAAAATACCCTCGGTGTTACCCTATAATCTGGAATATCATCTTCCTCATCACTGTCCAACCTCAAAAAACCACCCTTACGGAAACGTATCAGAGCCATGGACATCGAATCACAATAATCATCATGCTCCCCATGCGGAAAAGCCGCACACTCCTCAATCAAATCCTCCGCAAACTTCTTCTCGGGTGCCCAAACCTTGCCACTCTCAAATATCGGAGCCACCATATGCATCCGTGTATGCTTATCCTTCCCCTTACTAGGCGTATAATTTACCACAGGAATACCCATGTTTCGCAACTCGTCCGTTAACGGCGTACCCGTAGCCTTCGCCTCAATAATCACCATATCAGGATTCCAGTAATTGTACTCCTCCAACGCCGTATCTTTTAACTCCGGGAAATTCCACCTGCCCCTCTGGGCATCCAGCAAAATAATATGATCCGAACCACCCTCTTCAGGCTGAAATACTCCCCAAGTCGTAATCGCACTATAATCCGCAGACTCCTTCTTACTAAACGCCGTATCATAACTCTGCATAATATAATCAACCGAAGGAACCGCTTCCTTTTCCCACACATTCCACCATTCCTTCTTGATAATCGCACCTTCTTCCGCCGTCGGATTCTGCTGCCACTGGGCATTCCACTTGCCCACGGACAACGATGCCTTGACCTTTAATAACTCTTCCTTCTTCCAGAACTCAGGCCACAACACATTGTCACTCGGCAATATCGCAGGAAACTCCACAATGTCCCACTGATCACTCATCACATCACTGGCCTGTGCCTTAATCAACTTGCCCGTCAAATCCTTTAAACTCCAACGGGTCATTACTACAACTATCGAACCACCTGGCTGGAGCCGTTGTCGGGGACCCGAGGTGTACCACTCATACGCAGTCTCCATCGCAGTCTCAGATAACGCATCCTGTTCCGAATGCGGATCATCAATAATGAGCAAGTCAGCCCCACGACCCGTGATCGCACCACCAACACCTGCAGCATAATACTCACCACCCTGCTCAGTCTCCCACCGTCCCGCAGCCTTTGAATCCGCTTTAAGCTCAACATCTGGAAACACATCCTGATACTCCTTCATCTCCATCAAATTCCGTACCTTACGTCCAAACCGTACCGCTAACTCCGCCGTGTGCGTAGTCTGAATAATCTTTAAACTGGGATTCTTGCCTATCAACCAGGCAGGTAATAAATAACTCGCAAACTCACTCTTCGTATGTCTCGGGGGCATATTGACAATGATCCGGGAACCACGAT